GGCGATCTCGCCACGCAACTGCTTGATCCGGTCGTCATCGAGGAAGGTGCGAAAGCGCGAGGTCTCCAACGACTGGAGATTCTTCCGTGCCTGGGCCAGCTTCTGTTCAAGCGCCTCTTCACGACCGACCGCCAGCATGGCGTCCCAGGCGCCTTTTGCGACGTCGGTCACCGCTTTCCATGCACGTTCCAGATCGCCAATGTTCTCAACGACCTGCGGGTAGCGCTCCTCCATTGCCTGTGCGTAGGTGTTCAGCGCCAGCCGCGCAGCGTCCTGAGTCCGTCCCTCGGCCTCCAGCGCCTTTACCTGGTCATAGACCGCCAGCGTCAGGAAGTGGTAGCGCTCGTTCAGTTTAGTCAGGGCCTCGGCGGGCGCGTCAGCGATCCGCTCATAGTCCTTGACCATTTCGTCGACGCTGCGCCCAGTGGCGGCCTCGGCCAGTACCGCAGCACGGCCCAGCCCCTCAATCGAGTCGCCGGCGATTTTCCCGGTCTCGACCAGCTTCGTTAGGGCTGCAGCAGCGTTTCCGGTGGTGCCCTGAATATCGGAGATCCGATTCGCCATGGCGGCGAGCTGGCTTTCCGTCACGCCGGCCGCGTTGCCAGTCAGCGTGATAGCGGCAGTAAAGCGCCGCCCTTCCTCTGCCCCTTGTTGGTACGCCACTGCTAAGGCGACTGCACCCGCGGCCGCCGCGGTAAACGGCGTGATGAGGCTGGCGACATAGCCACCCACGGCCTTTATCGCCGGCCCAATGCCGCCGAAGAGGTCTTTCAACTGACCGCCTTGCTGCAGGAGAACGTAGAAGGGAGACTGACCCGTGGACAAGCCTACTGCGATATCTGTCATCTGCATCGGCAGTGAACGCATGGCCGTCCGCATTTCGCCCACCGACAGAGTCGCTGCGGCGGTCTGAGCCTGAGCGGCCTTGGCCGCCTTGCCCATGGCTCCAAGTCCTGTAGCTGCCGCCGTACCAACCTTAACCGTCGCCTGCTCAGCTTTCGCGCCGGCCGCCGCCAGCTTGTCAAGATCAGTAGACGCACCTTTGACTTGGGTGCTGTCCACGCGCAGTACGAGAGAAGCGACTTCATCAGCCATAAGGAACCGTTTACACCCAGCCGGGGGTTACTTCTTGTTCATCATCCGCAGGGCTGCGGACTCCATGACGCGCACACCGTCGAACACATCGATCTCTTGTTCCGGCGGGACGCCAAGCATACGCATGACACCTGCGAGCGCGCCGTAATCGAGGCCAGTTGGCCCGGCGAAGCCAATGCGCCACTGTGAGCCCATCGCTTCGAATACCACCTTGGGCATCACGTTGTCCGGCCACAGTTCGATTACCGCGGCGGGGAAATCGTCTGGTCTCAAGCCAAACTCGGCCAATTGGGCCTTATCCGGCATCGGCCGGTACATTTCCTCCGCCGCGGCTATCAGTTTTTTCGGCGAGCCTGCAGCAACTCGAGGCTGTATGCCTGCACTAATGCCGGTACTGCGCCCTGGTAGTTCTGGATCAAAAGCCCGACTGCCTCGTCGCTGAATTCCATGTCGGGGCCGTCCCAGCCGGCGATCATCTCGTTCACCAGTGCGATATCCTGGGACGCCTCCGACTTGTCGGCCCGCTCCAGGAAGTCCTTCATCTCGTCCCGTGATTTGTGCCTGAACGTGACCTTGATATTGGCTGGCTCTTCACCATGCCGGGGTATTTCCACCGGTACTGTGAAGGTCGGAGCCGGCTGGAGCTTGAATATGATGTTGCTCATCTCTCCCCCTCATCACGCCAGCGGCGCATAACGTGTGAAATCAGACATCATGGAGAACGTGGCGGTGTTCTGCATATTCACGTCCAGCTCCATCGACGGGTCCGAATCGAAGGACGGGTACACCAGGTAGTACAGTTCGTCGTGGTTGGGCAGCTTCGCCCTCAACACAACCGCATCTTTAGCCGCGTCGGCTTCTTTCAACGCCTCATACCATGCCAAGGCGGGGTCGTAGTCCAGCGTCAGAGTGATGAACTTGGCGCTCTTGTAGGTCGGGCGTTGCCGTTGACGACTGTTGCGGTCTTCGACGTACCTCCATTGATAGAACTGCTGTTCACCTCCTGTCTTGGCCACATTGGTGACCTGTGACAGGTCTACCCATGTCGAAACTGGCGTTGCCGTGCCAATACCCTGCCCCTTGGAAAACCGACCGACCTTCGTCGTATCGATCCCCTCCAATGCGAATGTGTTTGATGCTGTGTTGACCGCACGTACAACACGTTCGTTCAGCTCCGGCCAACCGGACTTCATGATCAGGATCGTGCCTGCCTTCGGCGGACTCGTCGCGCTGGCGACGGCAGGATTGGCATTAGTAATTGCAGAAACAGCAACAGCCGCACCCAATCCAGTAGATACCGAGAAGACGGTGCCGTTGGGGAATATTGCGCTGATGATAGTTCCTTAGGGGGCCAACGGCCCCTCATCGAAGCCCAGAGGGCAATAAAAAACCGCCATGTGGCGGGTTCCAGTTGCGCCCTTACGGGCCATCGGCATACGCCGAATCTTCAGATCGAGCATCCTTCGTGCAGCTTCCGCTTCTTGGCTACATACGCCGCATGAGCTACGGCGGGGTCATCGAACAGCCCGACCTCGTGTGCCTTCCCCGCAACCTGTACGCGACTGCGCCATTTCTTCGCACCTCGCTCCCAATACACCCCTAGGTAGCCTGATTTATTGTCAGCCTGGGGGTGTCGCCGGTTCTGCATATTCACGGCCTGAGGGACATCCCGAAGGTTTGCAATGCGATTGTCTGAGCGGTCGCCATTCATATGGTCTATATGCTGTGTGGGCCATGCTCCGTGCATATATAGCCAGGCAAGCCTATGCGCCAGATACCGCTGTCCGTCGATGCCGACGCGCTGATAACCGTTGGCGGTGGCATGGGCCGCATCGTCGCCCACATTGTGACGCTGGGCGAGGCGGACCAACCGCGTGAACTTGCCCGTTTCGGGGTCGTAATGGACAACTGAACGCAGTCGTTCCGCCGTGATTCTGGCTTCGTTCATTGCTATTTCACTCCGGGTAAAACTGGACGTCATATCCCAGGGATATGGGCACGGTGTGATCGGCGTCTCCCGTGGTGGGCTGTCCGTTACTGATCGGTGTGCGCACGCGCACCGCGAGGCCGCCGGACTGCATGACCAGGTTCACGGGGAACAGCGCGTCAAGCTCCGCCGCAACCTGCTCCGCGCTGCGCGACCCGTCGCCGATCGGCATCACCACGTTCACCTGGAACACGCCGCGGTACTGCCGGTGATCGCCGGCGGCGTCCCGGCTGATGGTCGCGGCGGGCATGACATAGGCGCGCAGGTAGACCCCAGCGGCGGGCGGCGTGAACTTCGTGTTCTGCCACGCCACGGGCAGCGCCGGCGTGCGGGCCTTGGCCCAGTCGCTCAGCCGCTTCTCGAAAGCGGCGCGGATCAGGTCCTGGCTCATTTGTTCGCATCCTTCGCCGCCTGGCTCACGTATTGCTGGAATTCCTGCACCGTCAGCTTGACCATGCCCTGGGGAGCCTGCTTTGACCACCCGTTTTCCAACCGCACCGCATAGGGCAGCGAGTTGGAAAGGTAGGTCACACCGCCAGCGGCGGTCTGCCGGATCTCTGCGACGAGGCGATGCAACGTCACCTGCCCGCCTGGATCGATCGCCATGGTCGTGCCGCGCTGCACGCCCGCCGCCGAGAATTGCCAGTTCGCCCGGAACCGGCCGGTGTCGACGGGCGACTTCAGGATCACGCCCTGGGCCAGCAGCACCGTGGCCTGGCGCGTCGCGGTGTCGACGTTGCCCTTGGCGCGCGCGACGAACTTACCGAGATCAGCGGTGAAGCTCATGCTTGCCTCAACTGCAGTTCGAACAGCAGCACCAGGCCGGCTGGCGCCAACGTCTTGACCGTCACCACGCGCCAGGTGGCGCCCAGCGCCAGCACTAGGTCGGCCGGCTTGGGCTCGGGCATCGCGCCGCCCGCGGCCAGCTCCGGCGCCAGATACATCTGCTTGTCGCCGGTCTCGATGACGGAGCCGGCCATGTTGGCCAGGCCCGCGGCCTGCGCGGTGTAGTCGAACAGCGCGCCAATGCCGTCGTTGTCCACCGTGGTGGTGGACGCCTGACCAAGATCCGGGTCATACTCGCCCGTCACTATCTGGCGCACAGTCACCGGGCCGCCGAACTCATCCAGCAATTCTTGGGCGGTAGCGGCCATATCGGCATAGTCGAAGGTGGCCATCAGTCGGGCTTCCCTGAAACATTCACGTCCATGATCAGCGTGGCGCGCCAGATCGGCTCATCGGTACCCGCTTCCAGCTTCACCGCCACCAAGCCTGGAATCGGTGCGCCGTCCGCCGTGTACAGCCGGATGCCGCGGCAGTCCTGCAAGCCTGGCGCATCGGTGGGCGTCGGTAGAACCAGGCGAAGGAAGTTGCCCATCTCAGCACCTCACCAGCTTGACCGACGAGCCGTAGGACGACAGCCAGCGGCGCAGCATGGCCGTCACGCCCGCATAGCGCGTCTGGCCGTCGTTGCGCGCGCCGGCGGCGTTGGCGTACTTCGTCGTGATCGGGCCGACGGTCTTCTCGATAGCGGCGCCCACCGTGGTGCCGCTGACGTCCTGCCACAGCGGGCTCTTCAGCGCACGCGCCGCCAGTTCGCAGCAGGCGTTCACGACCTCGCGCGGCACGCCGGTGGCGACCGTGCGCGGCCATTCCAGCGCCTGGATGTCGGTGGCGCGCTCGCCGCGGTAGGTGTATTCGCCATCCAGGTACAGCGTGGCGTTGCGCAGCGCGGCTTCCAGTGCCGCAGCCTCGCCGGCGAAGGCCAGGCCATGGTCGGCTGCATAGGCCTGGCAGTCCGCCACGCTCACGTAGCTGTCCGCGTTCGCCAGGCCGGATCCGTCTTCGACGATCAGGGGCATTGAGGTATCTCCACAGGCTGACGGAAGCCCCCGCGTGAGCAGGGGCGACCGTCAAACGGCGGTCAGGCCTTGGCCGGATCCTTGACCGGGTCCTTGGGCGTCGGCTCGAGTTCCTTCTCCTTGGCGGCCTCGGCCTTGCCCTTCGGCCGGTACTCCGGCTTCAGGGTGACCTTCGGCACGTCCTTGGCGGCCCCCTTGCGGTCCTCGGTGGCGTTGGCATCGACGATGCGCACGCCTGCCTTGGCGGCCTCGGCCTTGACGTCCTGCTCGTAGCGGTAGAACGGGCCCGGCAGGTACCAGATGGGCAGCTTTGCTTTCATGGTGTCCCCTTACTTGGAAGCGTCACCGATGGCGATAACGCCGGCGGTGTGCTTGATATCGGTAGCCACTTTGTCCCAGTTGGTGCCCGTGGCCAACTCGGCGTCGGTCGGCGACTTGCCGCCGGTGGCCTCGTCCCACGTGTAGCCCTTGAGGCCCAGACCAAATGTGTAGTCCGCCTGGAAGGTGGTTTCGATGCGCTCCTTGCCGTTCGAGGTTTCGATGTTGGTGATCAGATCGCCGCCATCAGACACTGTTGCAGCGCCGGCCACCAGACCCAGCACCTTCTGCAGGTTGGGCGTGCCCGTGGCATAGAGCGCCGGCGCGTCAGTTACCACCACAGTCTTGCCCAGGATGTCCACAACAGTGACCGCACCGTACTCGAACAGTTGCTGAGCGTTGACAAGATTCTGGCCGATCAACTTGTGGTAGACCTGGCCGCTCATCACGTTGGCGACGATCAGACCGGAGCTATCGCCGAACTTGGCATGAGCGTCGTTCAGCACCGAGTAGTTCAGTCCGGTCTTGGCCGAAACGTTGACCGTTGCCAAAGCCTGATTACTGATGGCGGCCACTAGCGCGGCAATGGCGGTATTCAGCTGGTCCTGCAAGAGCGCCTCGGCGAAGTGGCGCGAAGCCACCTCGATGCCCTCCGCCGTAGGCTTCTCCAGCCATGTCATTTGCGACGGCTCGTAGCGGATCGGGCCGAAGCCGCCCGCGACCTTCACCGAGCTGTGCTTCAGCTGGGTCAGATCGGTGGGCGAGGCGCTGCCATTGGCAGCATAGCGATCGACACGACGACGGGCGCCGTGGATGGCTTGGTAGAACGATTCCTGGAGGAAGTCGCCTTCGAAGCCGGCCGTGGTCAGCATGATCGCGCCGCGCGAGGCAGCATTGAACTTCTGGATCTGCTGCCCCAGCGTCTCGATGATCGCGGGCATGAAGTACTTGTTAAAAACCTGCATCTGCGAGATAGACATGAATTCTCCTCTATCGTTGTGCGGTATCAGCC